TGTCGTGTACCTAATAATAAATCATCATTCTGTATATCATCTAGTGCTTTACCAGAGAATATACTTGCTGTAATCTTTTCAATAACACCCATCTTTTTAAGTTTAGCCGCATTGCTAATCCATATAGGCATATAGAATTTCCAACTCATTACATCAATAGGATTACCTGTACCTTGTGGTATGCTACGACTGCTGAAGGTTAAACCATCTTGGTAAACAACTGATAGTGAAGTCCAATCAATAAAGTTATCAGTACTTTGTATTTCTAATGAAGGATTGAATAGTGTACCTAATTGTTCAATCAATTGTAATTTTTGATTATAATTAGTTGTCCACAAATCTACAGTCATTCTTAATGTATAAGGTACAGGCATCAATCTTTCAACAGTAAATGCTTGCCCTTGCACTGTTTCATAACTTTGAGTTTCTGTATTGTAACTACGTTGACGAACTTGTATCTTGTCAATGAATGTAGGATCTTGTGTTCTACGTTGATCGTATTCTAAAGCAGTAATATAATAAGTGATTAACGGTGCGCTAGGTAAATTGCTAGCACTATTGTTAGCAATAATAGTACTTGCTTGTCTACTTGAATCACCATACATAATTGGTACACGAACAAGTATTTCATTACCTGCCGGGTCTTTACCTTTAGTAACATACCAATTACTAAAGATTTTTCCAAATTGAATTAGAAATCTGCGGACCTGATTATCATAAAAGAAAGCTGCCATATATTATATTACCGGTGGAATTGGATCTGGTGCTATTGTCAAAATAGTTGACAATGCTTGTTTCTGTGGTATACTTGTACCATCAGTTGTTATTGTTACATTACTATTATTTATGAAGCTAGATTGTTGTGACAAATCTGTTTCAGTGAATCCTGTAGGCGTTCTGACATTTTTAGATATACGAACCCATATTCTACCATCCCAACGATAGAGAATTTGCGGTAGATAATCTGTACGTAAGAAGTATGCACCCACTTCTGGATTTTGCGGGAAAGCAATTCCTGCCCCTGTTGGGAATCCATTTGGTGCTTCTGCAGTGCCATCTAAATAGCCAGTTGTATAGCCAAAGCTTCTTGGACTACTACGAGCAATGAATTGGAATCGTGGATCAGTATCTGCTCGATAGTCCATAGTATCTGGACCGTATGGTTCTGTTCCTGTAAAGTTTGGAGCTTCTGGGTTTTGATCGGCGAAAGCATATGTATTATCTGATGTACCATATGGTCCTGTAATAGGCCCTGTTGGCAATGCTGTTAATACTATCTCACCTTCAACTGCTCCTGAACCATTGCCAATTAGTGTTGGTGCAATAGTAGCTGTCTCTAAGTTTATCTGTCTTGCAACCCTTAAAGGATCAAATGTCATGTCTGCTGACATATCCCAAATACTTTGTACAGTTGTTTTAGGTATACGTAATATAGGACTTGCATTTTTGTAAGCAGGACTACGAACTATTGCTACCACACCAGTTGCAACAACAGGAGCTCCATTATTGTTAGCTAAAACATTTATAGGTGGAGCAGGTTGATTATATTTACCTGATAATTGAGTATCACTTTCATATACACCATATGTAGGAACAATATATAAATTAGTTCTATCATAACCTGACTTAGGTACTAATCTGTCAGCTTCTTCAAGTATAGCATTATTGATTTGTAGATTTTTATTATATGTAGCAAGAATATCTTTGAGATTTTGATTAGGATCAAGTTCCCAATATACTGTATTAGGTGGTACAATACCAATTGGTACTTCTTGTTTAGATATATAATTCTTATCACCAAATGTAATACTATAACCAGCTGGATATACTTTATTACTATCCCATAATCCAAGGTAATTATCTTGATTAATTGGTTCAGATAATATCTGACTAAATTCTTCACTATCAACTAATGGTTCACATTTAATACGCCATAAATGCGGATACCAAGTAGGACTAAATCCTTCACTAGCAAAATTACCATCAGTAATCTGATAAAATCTTTTTAATGCAACTGGTATAGTTTCTTTTAATGGATTATAATCTAATAAGTGAGGTAATTCTAATACATCACCAACCATTAACTTACGACCAACTAAATCAATCATATCGTTATAATGAACAGTAATAAAGATAATGTCATTGTTTAAGAATAATCCAAATTGACTTAAATCAAAATCTAAATTCTGTACATTATAATGACCACGTAATCTATAAATATTAGGATCATACGTTCTATCTCTATTCTCTAAAAATAATAAATCTTGTATATTGGTTGGATTTAATGAATCATATTGTGGCTGTGTATAGTCAATACTCGCACCCTGATCTGTTGGTCCTAAGTATTTGTGAATATATAAATCAGTGGCGCCAACAGTAAACATCTCTGATATTGTTTTATCAAAGAAACGGTAATCATTTGATTTCGTGGGGTGATATAATGAGAGTCTAGGCATATCTATTATTTATCGTTTATGTACTGTTCAGTAAATAGAATAAGAAAATGGGTCAATCTCACGGTTGACAACAAATGGAACATATGCTATAATACACAAATGCGCTATAAAATTAGGAGAACTTAATGGCAACACGTAAACCCGCAAGTAAAATCATTAAAGCTAGTGATTATTCACAGGTTAAGACACTTAACCCCAGAGACCCGGACACTGAATATTTAGGTCCTGAACCTATGTTTGCCGTACAACCAGATCCAGATAGACGCCGAGTCGCACTTATGCGTAGTTTCACATGGTATGGTCGCTTCTATGGTAAAAAAGATGCTAAAGAATTCTTATCACAATACTTAGACCTACGTGAACGCCCACAAGAGGCTAAAATCATGCGTAAGATTGATGAGAAAGAATGTATCAACACACTAGCTTGGTTAGCACGTATGGAATTACGTGGACTAGAACTATCTGAAACCGAATCAGATACACTACAAAACGAAATCAAACGTTTGCTTGAAACAATACATAAGCCACAAATTATTGAACAATCAGCAACAGGCGCACCTGATACTCCCGCAAGACCTAACATTCAGGAAATCTTAAAAGATAAAGCACGTGAAGCCGGTGGTGAACTTGAAGGATTGTTTGATGAATATATTACATCAGGTGCCGGATCTAAACATACATTACGACCAATTGATGAAGTGGCTAAAAAGAATGTAATGCCACAACATATCAGTTTGTTAACCGATGTATGGAAAAAGAAACTGAACGAAATTGAAGAAGTATTGAAAGGTACAGATAGTCAATTAGTACAGGGTTATCAACATCTAACAAAAACACAATTAAAAAATATTGTGAAGTTTATTGAGTTGGTTATTAGTGATTTGAACAGTTACATTAGTGTTAAGAAAGCCGCAAAAGCTCCTAGGGCACGTAAGGCGGTACCTGTGGAGAAGATTGTAGCAAAACTTAAGTATCTTAAAACATTCAAAGATACTGCAAGTAAACTTGATTTGTTAAGTATCAGTCCTATCAAGCTTCATGGTGCAAGTGAAGCTTGGGCCTATGACACTGCCAAACGTAAGTTACATCATTACATTGCCGATGACTATAGTAAAACCTTTACAGTTAAAGGTAGCACGTTGTTGGGATTTGATACCGTACAGAGTGAAGTAAAGACATTACGTAAACCTAGTGAACAGATTAAAGAAGTTATGGGTAGTAAGCCGGCCGCACGTAAGTATTTTAAAGATATTAAAGCAGTTAGTACAACACCTAATGGTAGGTTTAATGACCAAATGATTATTTTGAAAGCATTTTAATGAGTAATATTGATTTAAACAAATACAAAGATTTTGTAGAAGCTGTAACCAGCAAGGCAAGCAATGACTTGACTACATTCATGGACCGGTGTGATGAACTTGATGGTAATTACATTGGTGATGGTGTACATGGTCCTGATATCAATGTACCACTTTTACTTACAGCTTGTCTTGGATTAGCGGCTGAATGTGGAGAATTTATTGAAGTGCCCAAGAAGATGTTTTTTCAGGGCAAACCACTGACAGAAGCAGAGGTGTTTCATTTAAAGCGTGAGTTGGGTGATGTTATGTGGTATTGGATTAATGCTTGTCGTGCGTTGAATTTAGATCCAAATGAAGTTATTGCAGAGAATGTTCGTAAGTTAGAGAGTAGATATCCCGGTGGAAGTTTTGATGCGTTTTACAGTGAAAACCGTAAAGAAGGTGATATCTGATAAATATGTTAAAGGTTAACATATTATGGATATCGGAGCAGGAATAACATTTGGTGCTGGGGTTGCAATAACACCTGAACCACCTCAAGGGAATAAGGCTATATTTGGATACGGTCTAACCTACTCAGGAGCGTGGATTGGATTATCAATGACCAATTTAGTATCAAACACCGGGATAGTTGGAAATGACGTAACAGGTGTGGGTACCGGCAGAGGCACTCTTGCAGCCGCAGGATATGGAACAGATAAAGCTATATTTGGATATGGAACTACTAACGCAGGACTTTCTGGAGTAGTAGCAATGACCAACAAAGTATCAAATACAGGTGTTGTAGCTACAGATACTACAGGGGTTGGCACTCGTAGAAGTAATTTAGCAGCCGCATGTTATGGCACTGATAAGGCTATATTTGGTTATGGATGGCTTGACTTTAACCCTCCCTTTGTATCAATTACTAACCTAGTATCAAACACCGGTGTTGTTGCAGGTGATACTACAGGTGTTGGTTATGCTAGATTTGCATTAGCCGCCGCAGGATATGGAACAGATAAAGCTATATTTGGATATGGATTTGGTAATGTTGGTGAAGGTTATACAAGTATAACTAACAAAGTATCAAACACCGGTGTTGTTGCTAGTGACACAACGGGTGTTGGTTCTCCTAGAAATGATCCATCAGCTACCGGTTATGGTAATGACAAAGCTATGTTTGCACTTGGATATAATGGAAGTACCGGAGGTTATAAATCAATAACTAATCTAGTAAGTAATACCGGAGTAGTTGCTACTGATACAGCAACTGTAGCTACCGGTAGATTCCAAGCACCGGCTGCAGTTTATGGCAATGACAAAGCTATATTAGGATCTGGATCCGGTGGATATGTAACTAACTTGATAAGTAATACAGGGGTTGTTGCAAGTGACACAGCAGGTGTAGGAACTGATAGAAGTGGCCAAGCAGGCGCAGCCTACGGTTAATCATAATGTTAGTGTCTCCCGATAAATACAATATACGTATCTAAAGGTAACAATTATGTCAATAACGATAACAGGTGGAATATCATTTGGTGGTGGAGTAGGGATAACTGCCGCTCCACCTGCAACTCCAACAGCGGCTTGGTTTGCAGGTGGAGGTGGTGCTGGCGGTCAAGCTTCTATTGTTCAACGTATAACATATGCAACAGATACAGCAACAGCAACAGTACGAGGTCCATTAGATGGAGTGCGATATGCTCAAGGCGCTACCAGTGATCTTAATTATGGGTGGTATGCTGGAGGTAAAATTGGGTCTCCCTTATCTATGGTGTCACGCATAACATATGCAACAGACACTAACACTGCAAGTAATCGCGGTCCACTAAGTTATAGAGCATATTATATTGCCGCAACAGGAAATACTACATATGGTTGGTTTGGAGGAGGATTAGACTTTGATGGCTTTTCAAACGTAAAGGTATCTACTGTATCTAGAATAACGTATGCAACAGATACTGACACCGGTACTTCTAGAGGGAGACTATCAAGCATATTCTTTGGAATGGCTGCGGCCGGTAATACAACTGATGGTTGGTTTGGCGGAGGAGAAAGCTCTAGCGGAACATCGTCAACAGTTAATAGAATAACATATGCAACAGACACTGCTACTGCAAGTGTAAAGGGTCCATTAAGTTTAGCTAGACAAAGATTGGCTGCAACCGGTACCCCTAGTTATGGATGGTTTGGAGCTGGCTATAACCCTGGTACTCCTTTTTTTAGTAGTGTAGATCGTATTGATTATGCTAATGATACAACAACAGCTAGTACTCGCGGACCATTAAGTTCAGCTAGAATAGGTCTAGCGGCATCAACCGATAGTGATACATATGGATGGTTTGGTGGTGGATACAATTCTCCATCTCCGGGACAGAAAACAACAGTAGACCGTATTACATATGCAACTGATACCGCAACTGCAACTGAACGTGGCCCGTTGAGTTCTGCAAGAACTTATTTGGCTGCAAGCTCAGGTTTACAATAAACAGTCTCTATGGCGTAACCTGATAAATACATTATACAGGTAAACAACTATGACAATATCAGCTACTGCAAATATACTATCTACGCCATCTGGTTTAACACTAGATGAACTAAAACAGGCACTATTCCAAAACGTTAGATATCGTCTAGGAGATGGTATCATTGACTTGGAACTAGACCCTCAACACTATGAGGCTGCATATAACTACGCTATCAAAGTATATCGTCAAAGAGCACAAAACGCTACGGCAGAATCCTATACTCTTTTTACAATAGAAAAGAATGTTGATACATATACTCTACCACAAGAATTCATTAACGTCAGATGTTTATATCGTAGAACAGTTGGTCTAGAAACAGGGCCAAGTTCTAGTAGTTTTGATCCATTCAGTTCAGCTATTCTTAATACATATTTGCTAAACTATAACTATGCAGGTGGTATGGCAACATATGACTTCTATGCCGGTTATGTTGAATTAGCCGCACGTATGTTTGGTGGATATGTTGTTTATACATTTGATCCAGTAACCAAAGTATTACGTATTGTACGTGATCCAAAAGGTTCCGGTGAACGTATATTGATTTGGGCAGATGTACAAAGAACACAAGAGGTATTGTTACAAGATCCAGGTGCTGGTGTATGGATTGGTGATTGGGTATTTGCTGTATTAAAAGGTATCATTGGTGAAGCACGTGAGAAGTTTGCTAGCATTGCAGGCCCGGGTGGTGGCACAAGTTTAAATGGTGCGGCAATGAAGGCTGAAAGTAAACAACTTCAACAAGAACTCATTGAAGAACTAAAACGTTATGTGGATTATAGTCAACCGTTGACTTGGGTACAAGGCTAAATGAGAGCAATTGAATTTTTAACAGAAGCTAGAAACAGAATGTATCAATACATCAAAAGTATTGTTCCTACCTGGCCTGAATATATTGTTAAAGATTGGCTCTATCAGGGATTTGGTCGTTATAATGATGAAAATCCTAAACGCA